AATGTGTAGTGTTGATAACACCATTATACAGGGGAACTAGTCCCCTGTCAACTGTTATTAATGATTTGGAAAACTTTGTTTGCCAAAATACGTTCTTTGCTAAATGCTTCTAGTTCCCAGGGTTGGTTGTAATAACTTTTGCGGACAGGTTTGCCCATCCAATATCTTGTTTTTTGTCCTAACTTATGCTTGATCTGTCCGCGAGCATATTGTTTAACATGTACCATTTCGTGTGCTATTGTGAGCACTAAACGTTCTAGGTCTAGACCAGAATCCAAAACCATTACTAGGTATTTTGGAGCAACGTATGTAACACACCCCCTAGTACCATCTTCGAGTCTCATTCCTCGTTTGGTACGCACATCTACAGTCCAACTACTATTTTTAAGTTTAAGTTCTTGTTCAAAGAACTTAACGACCATTCCTACGAACTCACGTGTGTCTTTGTTACGAATGTTAAATGAAATGTCCATGTCAAACTCCTTACTCTTTTGGTTTAGTTGGGCAAACTTCAAAACCTTTCCAGTGCCATTTTCTGCAATATGTACATTCCATTTTCGCTCCTTTTTGTTACTAGAGTTTTAGTATAGCATCATTTACTATCTTGTCAAGAAAAAAGGTGTTGCATTTTTGCAACACCTTCCGACCGTTTTAAAAGCCCTACAAGCGGCGATCAGGATTAGGGTAGGCTAACATATACCCGAGCCCTCTAAAACGCTTGTAGACGGTTTTAAGCGAAGATTTCTAGGGCTGTACCGCACTCTGCACAGAACTTAGACTTAGCTTTGTTAAGTTGTCCACAGGTTATACACTTGGGTTTATGCTTAACTGTAACAGGCTCAACTACGGGTTTATTGTCCGGAGTTTCTCCCAAAAGTTTGAATACCATACTGTGAGTTTCAGCCTCCATTTGGCCCATGGTTACATGAGTAAAACTTTGTGTTGACTTGCTACCCGGAACAGTAATACCGGCATCATTATAGTAGGCATTTACACTTGTTGCCTGAGCACTAACCTGCACGTTGTTTAAACTGGCATTGGTTGTACTATATGTTGCATTATTGTAAAAATCTCCAGTTGATCCACTTGCAGTGATCCAAGGCTTGTTAAGTCCCCGTAAGATTGAATCCTTTTGCCATGTTGGTATTGTGTTAATGCTCATCGGCGGCATCTCAAATTGATACTCAATACGGATCAATCCGTCTTCTAATTTGATACCGCGATGTTGTTCAACAGCACCTGTGCGTTCAATGAACTTGAACTTGTTACCTTCTTTGAGATTGTTGTTTTTAACAGAACGTTCCAAGTCTACTTCTTGACCTGCGTTAACTACAATGCCGCCCGGGCATACATCTTCGCCATCAATGTAAACATTGAACACGCCTCTTACTGTGTTGAGATTTTTGATTAAGATACTATATTCGCTAGCAAATGGAATATAGACTGTGTCCTTGAATTCACGTAGGACTTTTCCGTTAGATTTGATCGCCACGGCGGCTTTGCTTGCATACATCATTTTTCTTCCTTTTACGGTACACACTCTAAGTACCTGTTAATTAAAGAGTGTTGGTTGTAGGACCTTCCTACAAATTTATTTAGCGGATAGTTTGCGACACGCTTCTTTAACTTGAATAGGATAGTCCGGACTAATCTCAGCTATGCCACAGTCATACTTTACAGTAATATGTGGATGTGCCAAATTCCACCAAATGGCAAACACTACTGAACAAGCCCCTAGAATAAGAAGAATTATTCCATCCAAATTTTGTTTATATTTCTCTTTCATAATATCTCCCAACAATCGTGTTCATAATCCCAATGACGGGTATCATATATACTAAACTCTAAATCATATCCTAGCAATCCTAATTCTAATTGCAGTCCTGCATGATCACCTTTGAAGTTTAATTTGAAATGCAAATTGATAATTTGATTAGTTTTATAGCCATTAAATTCCCAGGCTTTGTTCCGGGAGAGCAATCCGTTTTTATACCAAATAGTTCTCCATCGGTCGCTCCATGGGTTATCGATAGTAAAGTTAAAGTATATCATTTTATTAAGGACAGATCTTTACGATATCTTCGGCACTACGACCAGCCTTGGCTAACTCTAGCCTACATTCATTACGCTGATGTGATGCAAGTGCCGCACCAACACACAGTATTGCAGTAATAATAAAAAAACAACCGAGTATCCATTTTTCAATTTGATAATTCATTTTACCCCGTACCTTTCCTTAAGAAGAATCGCAATTCCATTACTTGTTGTTTGTGTTGCATTTCCTTGCTCGCATAATTCTATAATATCCTGTAGGATCAACTCGGATAATTTATGAGCACGGCCTGCAATCTCCGGTGCCGCATAGCCTGCTTCCTGCATCAATTTTGTTAATCTTTCATTCATTCTTCAACTCCAAAATGTTTCTTAATCAATTCACAAACATGTAGATTATTTCCGTTACTCATTAGGGCAACATGAGCACATTCCCCCACAATCAACTCGGCGAACTTTTCATCACGGATGCTATTGTATAGCACAATCTCCCTAAGGTCGGGCTCAATCTCACGAGCCAACGCATCGGCTTGTTTAGACAGTTTATAGATTTTTTCGTTCATATATCACCTTCATAATTGCTAGGCACGATAAGTCCGGAATCGAGCACCACACCGTTTATAGTGTGGGGCTCGTTCTCGTCGTAGGTCCAGCCCAATGCTTTCATCATCTTGTGCTTTACGAGCAAGTTAGGACTGCGAAACACTTCTGTATCGTTGAATCCCATCATTACTCCTACTTCACAAACTGCGCCGCTTCGGCATACACCTGCTACACAATGTACTACGACATCCATACGGTTGTCAAGAGCATGTTGCAACAAACCTACAAGTTCTTCTGCTTGTGCATCGGTGATTTTAAATTCCTCGGCATCGGGCATATCATCACGCTCAAGATCGAGGAACTCAAACTGATGAACTTCTTTGAACTGATGCTTAGGCGTAGGAAACTCCATAGCAGGATCAACAATTTGGATCAACATGGAATTCTCTCCCACAGCCACATGATGTCCTTTAGGAATGTCTGAGAGTGATACGTTCTGAATCCACATGTTAATCCGCCCTGTTAAAATTACCGTTCTTGAAACCTACTTCACCGCCTTCGTCCTTGATGCGTCTTACAACGTCCTCAAACAACATAGGGGCAAAATCTGGCAACTGTTCAACGCAAACGCAATGATAGCGCAAATCGTTTTCGTCACTGTACAAGACTTCACCTGTACGTGCATCAACACCTCGAGCCTTGCGCACACGATTAGCATGTGTATGACCGTGGATGTTAACCCCAAAGCGACCCATACTATCACTGTGCAATGGGATATGACTCAATATCATACCGTCCATCACATGGTACGCCCGCAATTCACGGAAGTACTGTCTGTACTCGTCATCACGGAAGATATCGTGGTTACCTCGGATCAAAACCTTGTCACCGTTCAATCTACCCAATGTTGCCAAAGCTCTACGGTTAATAACCGCATCTCCCAAATGGTACACCTTGTCTGTGGGCTTGACTCTTTCGTTCCAAGCCTTGACCATTGCTTCGTCCATTTCCTCAGGCGTGTCCCAGGGACGAAGTTTTGTAACACCATCTGATCTTGTGAAGCGACATACGCCCACGTGACCAAAGTGCGTATCTGATACTAAAAATACACTTGGCATATCTCGCTCCTTTCTTTATCTACGTTTCTTCCAATCGTATGCAACACCATCTGGGCACATACCGTCTTTGATTGTGTCTGAACCAAACACACCTACAAGTTCCATACCATTAATCTTAATAGTAACAAACTTGCCTATTATCTTTGCCCAATCCATTGCTTGGGTTAGAGTTTCGAACTCTACTTCTACTTCATCGTAATTAACTGTTATCATATGTATAGTATAACAGGAATGGTTTTACCTGTCAACTATTAAAATAAAGACTGTTGTATTTCTGCAACAGCCTTTGGAATTGGTGTGGGTGTTCAACAGCACACCCACTAAACTGTACTTAGAAACTGTAACGATCGCTCATCACAGTCTTCAACATGATCCCTTCTGGTGTGAACTCGCTCATGTCTGCGGCAAGTAAGGCCTTCATGATGCTTGGGCTGAACCCAGACACTAGAGCGGCACCTGACTTGTCTGCCTTTACAGGCACGTTGTCAGAACTGTTCAAGTTCCAGAACACAACTTGTGGCACAGAGTAACCTGCGTCAGCATACTTGCGTTCGATCATTTCCATTGCGTTGTCGTCATGACGAACACATTGGTTGAATTGCATGTCACTCAAGATTAGGACCATCGCTGGCATTTCTTCTTGAGCTACATTACCCTTCACTGCAACATCCAAGATCTTCTCAAATGCCGCATGTAGGTTTGTACTCATGTCCCAATCGCTCTTAACCATTTGGGCCATCTTTTGAACCACGTTACCCTTTAGGTGCAGTAATTCAGACTTATCAGAGAAAGTCAAGAATGTATCCTTGAACTTGCCCTTGTTCTTGTCAGCCAAGTACAAACCTAGCGAAACTGCCACGTCCATGCAAGTCACCGAAGTGTTCTTGCCAGCTGGACAGCCCATAGAGCCACTAACGTCTACCATTGGTAGGATGTTAGCATCGCCTACATAGTTTGGCAAAGCCTCCCATTGTGCGATGATATGATCAGTTTCTGTCTTGTCAAAACGTGCATAAGAGCTTACACCCTTGATCACGTCATATGGGTAAACTGCTCCAGCGTTAACCTTAACAGTTGGATCACCCTTAACAAGAGCCGCAACATACTCAGCGAACTTTGTAGTGTTACGGTTGAATGCCTTCTTGTAGCGAGCTGACGCTACAGATGGAACGTGTGAGAAGTTGATGTTATCCCAGTCCTTGGCACACATTTGTGTTTCAACGACCTTTGTAAGTGCTACTAAACTCTTACGGTAGAACTTTGGGCTCATACCAAAGAATTCACGGATTTCACGTGCTACTTCACCCTTACGTGGAGCCCACTTGGCCGCTAGGCCATTCTTCTCACGAAGTGCATCGCCTAACATAGTGTAAGCGGCCTTCTTTAGTGCAGGAGTCTCGAAAGCAAAGATGTCATCCCAACGACCTAGTTCTGGTACCTTACGCAACAGAGCGAAAGCCGCATCGATGTCAGTCTTTTCTAGATGCTTCAAGATTGAACGGAATAGTTCGCGTTCACCTGCGCCACCACGAGCATCACGTGCCCATAGTGCGATACGAAGTGCAAGCTCACGGTCAGCTACGTAGGCCGCTGTGAAGGCAGGAATTACATCCTTGCCACGGCTTGCACCGATGTTATAAAACAAGTCAACTACAGCATTAGCTGAGGACTTGCGAGCCTTCATGCCATTGGCAGTACGGGCTTCTTGGTTAATTACTGCGTCTACGAATGTAGTCATGATAGTTCTCCAGGTTAATGCCCTTTCGGGCGGTTTCATTATGAGCGAAATTTTTATTGCTGAACTTAACCTTATTAAATTCAAACAGGATAGTTTTTGTCATCTTTTTTACACAGGATCTTCACGCCTGCTTGTCGAGGTGCTCCGAAGAGCGGTCCGACCTTCATAGTATATGAATTGCTGAACCTATCCTAAAATTGTCTAACAAGTTTCCTTGCTATGTATATATTGTATATGAAACAATCGCTTGTGTCAATACATTTTGGAGCAACGGGTGTGATTTGAACACACGGCTTTACGGATTTGCAATCCGTTGCATTGGACCACTCTGCCACCGTTGCATTATTTTGGCGGAGACGGAGAGATTCGAACTCTCGGTGCAGGTTTTGGCCCGCACGTCTTCTTAGCAGGAAGGTGGTTTAAACCGGCTCACCCACGTCTCCAAAATACTTACTGTGCTGTTGGTGTGTCTGTGCTTACAGGTGCTTGTGCAACTGTAATCTGACTTGCTTGTGTATTTGCATCAGCGGTATGTGCTGTTACAGCGGCTTCGAATGCAATCGCATCAGCTTTAGCTTTTGCGGCGGCATCAGCGGCGGCATCAGCGGCGACTTGATGTAAATCACGTGCCTTTGTTAAAGCATCTTGCAATTCTGCTTTAAGTCTATTAACTTCTGCATTAGCATCTAATGCGGCTTGTTTAGCTTTGGCAAATACTGCATGAACGTCTGCTTCGAATGTAGCTTCTACTTTCTGTATTACTTGCTCTGCTTTATCAAAAAATCCCATGTGACTCTCCTAAAATAGTACATTATTGTACTGCCATTATTTAAGAGTGTCAACCATTGATTTAATGTTTATTTGGCGAGCCGCCAGGGCCTCGAACCCCGAACCTCTGGTTTTGGAGACCAGCACTCTGCCAATTGAGCTAGCGACTCATTAACTAAAACAGGATACATTTTTCTTCATTTGCAGTGAAATAAAATTGCTGTTAGTATCCTAAATTTGGCGGAAGCGGTGAGATTCGAACTCACGGACCCTTTCGAGTCGTCTGTTTTCAAGACAGGTGCAATCAGCCGGACTCTGCCACACTTCCATGATTAGGGCCGTTTGTAAGTAAACGGCAAAACCTTATTCGTATTCGTAGTTAACGGTGTCCGAATTTTGTCTAAAAACTTTAGCACCGTTCTTGGTATGAAAACGGCGAGCTAGTTCTGTTGTAGGACTCAAAGTAACGAATCTTGTGATATGATCGTATGTGTCTTTGATATATTGTTGGGCCTCTCCAATGAGATTACGACCTCCCCCATTTGCATAACTCCATATAGTATAAAAAATTGCTGTGTTTGGCTTGATAGCTTCTACTAGCAATTCTTCTACAGAGCTTGGAATGTTGTCGCAAAAAGCAACACAAACCATAGCAAGTGGGTTTTTGTTTTCGTCAACTAGAGTTAGCACTTCTCTATTCTTTGACACACGCCAATCGGCCGGAATTTCTGGCCTCACAGGATCGTCTTTGACAAACTTGATCAAAGGATCATCTTGTGATTTTATAACGTGTAACATTTTATTCCCCAGGCATTATAGTGGTATTTATTAGATTAATGAAAAATGTTGTATTTGGCAGGGGGTACAGGATTCGAACCTGTGCATGGCAGAATCAAAATCTGCTGTCTTAACCGGACTTGACGAACCCCCAACAGAACCATTATTGATATCCACTGCACTATTTGCCTATCCTCAACACGCTTTACTCGAGTTGACGGTTTATTGAATAGGTTACATAACGCTTGATCGTGCCTCTGAGCTTACAGAGTATATCAATAATGGCGCTCGGTACCAGAATCGAACTGGTCTTCCCGCCGTGAAAGGGCGGTGTCCTAACCGATAGACGAACCGAGCATCTGTCTTTTAAATTTTTAACGAACAAGCATATATTATACATTCACCAAAAGGTTTTGTCAACCTATTTTGGTACCCCTCCCCTGATTCGAACAGGGAGAACTTCTCCTTTTGAGAGAGATGACTTTACCAATTTGTCCAGAGGGGCATAAAAGAAAACTCCCCAAAGTGTGCTGTTTATAACAAGCATGGGGAGTGTGTTGTTTGGTCCGGCGTAGAGGAATCGAACCTCTATTAAGACTTTAGAAGAATCCTGTCCTATCCATTGAACGAACGCCAGTTAAATCAAGTATACCAGATTTCAGAAAACCCTTCTTCTTCAGTCGGATCTTCCCAACTGGCGATCATGCTGGCAATAACATGTTCTGGAATTTCTTTTCCAGGACGGCTCATTAATCTGCGCATAAGTTCTTTATGCTCTGGTGTTTTAAATACCACAGCAACATGCTCATAGTCTGGCAACATATTAAACTTACGAGCACGACTTTTTACTGTAGTACTAGTTTGATCCCAGATAATGTCCTTACCCGCTGTTCGTGCATCAACAACCTCGGCCGCCATTAACTCAACAGCCCTAGGCATATATTCATCAAACACTTCTGAATATGTCTTACCTTGAGATATGGCATAGGCTAGCACAAATTTGTCAGTGGATATATGAGTGCAGTTATCTGCCCACTCCTGATTGGACACCCATGTACTCTTTCCAGCGCCTGGTACACCGATCAATTGATAACAATATTTTTTTGATTTATCTTTGGACATGATGACCTCTAATTTCGTTGTTCTTGATACGGTTAATTGCGTATTGTATTGATACAACAATTTCACCAGTTGAGTCCATACCTACATCGAACGCACGATACTTTTCTAACCCACTCACACCTCCGTGTAAGTGACCATGAAAATGTAAAGCACCTCTGTGCATTTGGTCCCATTCAGCAATCGGATAATGGAACATGACAATCTTGTGACCATCATATACAATATCCAAATACTTGTGTATTTCTGCAAACGCACTACGAAATGTTGCATCCATTAATGTCTTACGGTCATGGTTACCTTCGACTAAGATTTTAGTACCGTTCAACCTCTTGACCATTCGGCCTGCATCGCTACCTGACATGAACGCTACATCACCTAAGATGTAAACGGTATCTTCGATAGCAACTTTGTCATTCCATTCGTCTGCCATAGCAGAGTTCATGTAATCAACATCATCGCGGAAACGAGCACGTGTTTGGGGGCAGAACTTCATTATGTTCTTGTGACCAAAATGTAAGTCACTTGTGATCCAAGTTTTCATCCTGCCCTCCTTTGTTAACTATTCTCCATATACTCGTCGCCGGGCATTGGAACATGTTTTTCATTAGGGTCGTATGTCCAACCCAATGCTTTCATCATACGATGCTTGACCAATAAGTTAGGACTGCGGAATCTTTCAGTATCCTGAAAGCCCATCATTACTCCAACTTCGGTTACAGCACCACTACGGCAAATACCTGCTGTACAATGCACGACCACGTTCATACGATTTTCTAGTGCGTGTTGTAACAGTCGGACAAGTTCGTTAGCCTGTTCCTGACTGCATTTCATTGCTTCTTCAAGTACTTGATCTTTTTCTTCTACATCAAGGAACTCAAAATTATGACGCTCTTTGAAATCGTGAAACGCAACTGGTTTCCAACCTGCAGGATCACTGATACTGATTAGCATACTATTCTTGCCGGCATCATGGTGAAATCCTTTTGGGATATCAACAGCCGCTACATTTTCAATCCATGGCATTTAATTTCTCCAACTCTTTCTTTAAACGACTATGGAAAGTATCTTCTCCATCATCGCCACTTACTAGCCAATCAATGCGCTGTGCATAGACATGTGCCTGCTGTAGAATTTGTAATCCTTTTTTAAACTCTGCAATAGTTTCTGGAGTATAATGGTAACCTTTACGGTCTCCATATTCATTTACTTCTTCACTATCATTGTCAAGGATCAACTGCTCTACTTCAGTTGCAATGGAGCCAATATGATATTGCTCATAGTTAAAATGTCCGCCACTCATATGTTACTTCCAAAGTCTCAATAGATTAACAAACTCGGGCCATTCAACATCATGCCGTGGCTTTAAGACTATTGCTAATTCAGCATTGTCCATACGGCTTTCAGTTACAACCAAATGGTCCTCTAACTGTTTAAGCATAACAAACTCTGCAGGAGTAACTGCACAGGTTACTTTCTTAAAACTGTTTGCTAACCAGGCTTGATAAACTTCATCATCCTTGTACTTCAAATGGCACATTAGTCCAGCATGGGCCGCGGCATTCATTGCCATGCCCACAGGCGTTCCTTCCTTAACACAAATATACATCTTCATTGGCTTCTCCGTTTCATCCAGGTGTAGTCTACACCGTCTGGACACTTACCGTCTTTGACGCTGTCAGCACCAAAGATGCCAACGATTTCCATTCCGTTACCTACTATTGTAACACAAACATTTAATTCCTTAGCATGTTGCATTGCCAAATCTAAGTTGGAAAACTCTGCTTCATATTCTTTTACTTTTACTTTATACATACTATTATTCTAACATAGGTTTTACCTTATGTCAACCTATTTGGCAGGGGTGCTTGGAATCGGACCAAGGATAACGAGTTCAAAGCCCGTTGTGTTACCACTACACCACACCCCAACAGAACACTTGGTGCAACCTCCAGGAATCGAACCTGGTTCAACGGATCTTCAAACCGCCGCTATGACCACATCAGCTAAAGTTGCACATTGGTACCAGCGGAAGGGATCGAACCTTCTCAAGAACGCTAATCTGGCGCTAAAAGGCTTATAAGACCTCTCTGACTTCCAAGTCTCGCTGGCATAAAACATTTAGGGGTGACCAACGGGATTTGAACCCGTACTGACAAGGTCACAACATGTAGTGCTACCATTACACTATGGCCACACCTAAATGTTCTATTTGGTACCCCCGCCAGGATTCGAACCTGGAACAACGGTTTCGTAGACCGGTATGATTATCCATTTCACTACAGGGATATTTGGTGGTAATGGAGGGAGTCGAACTCTCACAGCGCACCGTATGAAGGTGTTGCACTACCATTATGCTACATTACCATATAGAAACACACTAGACGAGGCGACCTCGTGGCCACAAGTTCCTGCTTATCTCTAATGTGTTTTTATATGGTAGGACCGGAGGGATTCGAACCCTCACCTGGCGGATTAAAAGTCCGCTGTGCTAAACCGTTGACACTACGATCCCGTATTGGTCCCTGCGGCCGGAATCGAACCGGCAACCTTCTGATTAAGAGTCAGTTGCGCTACCAATTGCGCCACACAGGGTTAGTTGTATTAAAAGTTTCTTTAATGTCTTAATACTATATTAAAGAGTTCTTTAATGTGCCAACCCTAGACCAATACGGGATCTAGAGCGACACTAACGTTTAGCACGTTTCATGTCATTCTCCTTTGTTGATATTACGCTTTTGGGCTTGGCGTTCTGATTTCCAGAACACTCGTTTCCAATCTTTCAAATGCTTCCACCATTGTGGAGGCGCTGTTAGGTTACCTTTTTTGACATTTGCCATGGGATTTCCTTACTATAAAACAGGATGCTTTTTTACGGTTTAGATTAAAAGTCTAATGTATAAAATTTGCTGGACGCATCCTCAAACTTGGTGCCCCATGACAGAATCGAACTGCCATCCCCTGATTACAAAACAGGTGTTCTACCATTTAACTAATAGGGCAAAATTGGTCGGAGTACTAGGATTCGAACCTAGGACCCCCTGGTCCCAAACCAGGTGCGCTAGCCAGACTGCGCCACACTCCGAAATTAGGTGTTTCTAATGTTGTAACTAGTGTTACGTACTAGATCTTGATATGCGGGATTACTTTCTTCTTTTATCATGATTCTCGTGATCCCGTCGATTACTTGCTGTGGTACGCTGAGTAAGAAACTATTAGTTGCATACCTGGTACCTGATGTTATTGTTTCTACTTCGTGAACCCAAAAATAGTCTGCAGGCCAAATCATTGCTTCGCCTGCATCTAATCTCACGCGATGTTTCCCATTCCAGAAAACAAAGTCTCCGCCAGTGTATTCATCATTTAAATTAAATGTTGCACTACCGTATACAAACGGCACGTGATCACTGTGTGGATGGATTTTTGCACCTGTTTCATATTTTAATAAACGAAACATATGACTAAACTTCATGGTCTCTCTTATTGAAACATGGAACATTCCAAAACTATCTAGATAGTCCATGTACTCATTGATAAGATTTTCATTTGCACGAAACACTAGATTGTATGCTTCTGTGCCTTCTTGTAACGATGCACGTTTAAATGTAGAATATGTATCTATACCTGTAGTTGCATCTGGACAATGTTCTAATACATTGTTGTCGTTTAGTCTAGCATGTTCTTCAATAAGGAACTGACATTCTTCTTTAGTGAACGCTTGTTTCTTATGATATATTAATTTTGTTAAATCCATGCTAGTATTTACTCACTATATTGGTGGACCGTGGGAGGATCGAACTCCCACCTAAGGCTTGCAAAGCCCCCGTGCTCCCATTATCACTAACAGCCCATATTGGTTGCGGGACCTGGAATCGCACCAGGGACTAGAGCTTATGAGACTCTCGAGATACTCCTTCTCCATCCCGCTATTGTTTTGGCTCCCCAGGTACGGATCGAACGTACGACACCTTGATTAACAGTCAAGTGCAACTACCTCTGTGCTACTGGGGAATAGATTAATACTTATACTTTCAATTGGTACCCAGAACAAGAATCGAACTTGTAATAGCCGGTTATCAGCCGACCGTTATACCATTTAACTATCCGGGTAAAAACTTGGCGCCTCGTAGGGGAGTCGAACCCCTGTGTTCCGCTAGACAGGCGGGCATAATAGACCGTTATATGAACGAGGCAAAATTGGTATGGCGTACGGGAATCGAACCCGTCTCTTTGGCTTGAAGGGCCAAGGACCTACCCAGAAGTCCAACGCCATATAAAACAACAGGATACATTTTTCTTTTTGACAATAAAAGTTTTTTAGTTGCTGTTAGTATCCTCAAACTTGGTACCCCGTGACAGAATCGAACTGCCGTCTGCGCCGTGTAAAGACGCGGCCCTACCATTAGACGAACGGGGCATAAGTGGTGGACCTTGAAGGAATCGAACCTAACTGCCGCCACCCTACATATTATGGCAAGAGATTTACAGTCTCCCGTAGGGAACAAAGTCCATAATTATTCACACACTCTTTCGAATGTGTCGTATAAAGTACACTACATGGATGAACCCACTTGCCCTAAGGCCCGAGTGTACTTTATACGCTACCATTTTACAATTCTAGTTTCCGCCTAGAACTTACCATCCGGTAGGCCGCCCACATTAAGCTGATGTTTTGAGTGCCAGCAGGGTCGCGTTCCCTATACACACTATTTCGAAAGTCTAAAAACAAAAAACCCCAGGGTTTTTAATCCTAGGGTCCTTTGAAGTTTTGGAATTTTAAGTTTGTTACTTAATCATCCCAGCCCTCCCGGACCCTGGTATAAATCTCTGGTGTGCGATCTAATGATAGACTTCCGCCATTAATCGCTGACCAATTAGAGGCTATCACGCCTGCCAATTTGGGCATCGTATTAAATTGTTGATGTCTAACGTTTGATTGCATTTTCTTTCTCTTTTTACCTTTAAAATTTACATAGGCTGTTTTTACAACCTATGCATCTATTGTATATTCTATTTAGTCTCTTGTCAAGAATTATTTTAGTTTGTGGCTAAAATACAAATCTTTTCTTTTCAACTGCATTTCATCTACAATATTTAACAGTTCAACTAGTGTAACACTAGTGTTTTGGTCTGTCAACAATTTTTTTATAACTGTTGCTTTTCTGCTACACATCGTGTACAATGTTTACTATAGACATAGTATAGCGTCAAGATTGCGGGTTGTCAATACCTGCTATTGTAAATAAACAACAAAGGGAAATCACGTATGGCACGACAATTAGAATATCCGCAAAGATACTGGCGTAGAGATGAAATTCCTGTTGCTGACTATCTGATGAGTCATCAGCAATCGCTAAGGGATGAATTCATGGCGGGCTTTGACACACTAGAAGAAGCTATCAAGGCACAAGGTCGAAACACATTAGATCGTCCAGATCAAGATCCTGAGATGGCCGCACAGTTTATAAGAACTAAAGATGATTCCGGACAACTTAAACCATCATTAGAAAGCTGGAAGAACATCAGCCTAAAGTACGAAAACAAGCCAGCAAACATATTCCAAATGGTTACAGAAGCAGATGCTAGCAAGTATCCTACTGCTTATAAATTGGTAAAAGAATACGGAGACGATTGTCCGATTGCAAACTATTCTTGTCTTGCTCCTAATTCTGTCATCGAACGTCATACAGGACCAGAAAACAGAGACGGGGAATTTGTAAGAATACACATTCCCTTGATCATTCCAAAAGGAGATGTGTTCTTTGAGTGTGCAGGCGAAGAAATAACATGGGATGATATTTGGTCATTTAATAATCAACTGCCACACAGCGCACATAATTATACTAATGAATACAGACTATGTTTTTTAATAGATCTACGTAGATCAGCAATAGGTATGCCCCCGGGACCAAAATACAGCAAACGACACGAAGTATTATGCCCACCATTTGTTAGAGAGAAAAAATGAATATTACACAATTGGCAACAGGCGCCAAACTCATCGACTACAAGCGGTTCCCTGACAACAGAGGTTGGTTCAGTGAGTGCTGGAGCGATAAGTGGCAACAACAAACAGGTATTATACTACCTTTTGTACAAAGTAACATAGTTTGGACAGAAAAAGCATTTACTGTCAGAGGACTACATGCACAGGGCGGTACAGGTGCTGTGGCTAAAATGCTACAAGTCGTTAAGGGAGAAATCCTAGACGTATTTGTAGATGCACGTCAAGAATCAGAAACTTTTGGGCAATGGGAAGCTGTTCATCTAACAGAAGGACAACCACAATTAATCTACATACCCAGAGGATTTTACCATGGATACGTTACGCTGACAGACAATGCACTTGTACACTATCAGCAGGACAACTTCTTTGACAGCACAAATGAACATGGATTGGCGTTTGATGATCCGACTGTTGCAATCGATTACGATCGCTGGGGAGTTAATCTAAACGAAATCACTATCAGCGAAAAAGATAAAGCTCAAAAATCTTGGGCAAATGCAACTAAATTTTAAAGGAATAATATGGCTAGCAAAATAGCAATGACAGCAATCCATACGCATCATATCAAAGCAATGAGCGATATGACATGGGAAGGAAATAAATTACAGTATGCTGACAAGTGGGGATATGATACTTATGTCCGTACAGAAAGCACCATGCAATGGCATCCTAGTTACGAAAAGATTTTTTTCCAACTACAACTATTAGAAGAGCATCCAGAACACGAATGGTTGTATTGGTCAGGCGCTGATAGTCTTATCACTAACTTTAACATTCCTTTAGAAACATTCATTGATGATCGTTATCATATCGTTATGGCTACCGATCGTTTGAACATTAACGCAGATAGCTATGTCATTAGGAATTCACCAGAGGCACGTGCTTACTGGAAACATATTTGTGACCTAGCACCCAAGTATAATAACCACCCAAGCGGAACATGGGAGCAACAGGCTCTTATCGATACTATCGCTGAATATCGTCATCTTTGGAAGTTTGTTCCACAACGCCATATGAACAGCTACTTGTACCGTGAAGTTTATCCACAGCACTATATTACAGGAACACATGACTATTTGGGTAACGATGGCCAATGGCAACCTGGTGATTTCCTATTGCATTTCCCAGGCACTCCGATGCAGTTGCGTATGGCTATGATTCCACAGTTTATGCAGATGGTCATCCGATGAAGATATTTGTGACCGGTAGTGCAGGGTTTGTTGGTAGTAAACTAGTAAAACACTTTGAGTCTAATGGGCACGAAGTGTTGCATCCTGTTCGGGCAGAACTTAATCTAGCAGACTTTGTTCAAGTAGATAAGTTTTTTGATGACAATGCTATTGATGTTGTTGTCCATTGTGCAGTAGCCGGTCGTACTAACATGACTGGACAGGATCTTGCAATCAGTGGAGAGAACGTTATCATGATCTCCAACTTGTATAGAAACAAACACAAATTTTCTAGATTAGTTAACGTTGCTAGCGGATATGAATTTGATCACATTAACAAAAATATCGACCTAGTTCACGAACACGAAATAGAATCTGTGTTGCCACAAGCAAGTTATGGTATGGGAAAGAACGTAGTGTCTCGGATGGTACGTGGTACAGACAATTGGGTCAATCTAAGACTGTTTGGCATGTTCCATGAAGATGAGTCAGATGCTCGTATTTTTAAAAAACTAAAAAGCGGAACTGGGCCATTTACCATTGATGCAGATCGTAAATTTGATTTTGTTTATCTAAACGATGTGTTACCTATATTTGATCTTGCCATTGCAGGCAACCTAAGACATAAGTGTATAAACCTAGTGTATCCTGAAAAGTTTTTTATGGGAGACTTAGTCAAGTACTTTTGTGAAATACATAACTTAGATAGAGAAGTTATTGTAAAATCAATTAGTGATAAAAATTATACAGGTGCTTATAATCGTTGGTTGGAATATGAATATCCTAGAATAGGATTAAAAGAAGCACTAAAACGATACAAATAAAAAAGCCCCTTCCGGGGCTTTTTGTTTTATACTAACGATTCATTACGTACATTGTAACTTCAAAACCGTAACGCATTTCTGTTGCTTCTGGTTTAGTCCACATAGTAATTCTCCTTTGTTAATAAAATTAAGTACTATCTTGCACTAGTACTTATAAACATTATATAGGAGAATTACCCTAAATCACATACTGAAAATCATTAAATGACTATCAGCTATTCAACACCTTGGCTACTGAATTCATTACACTAGCGATACGACCAATGTCACGAAGGTTCTCTACTGTGTAGCCTTCTTGCTTCAAAGTCTCGTAATGTGCCTTAACGCAGAAATGACATTTACCAACAATACTTGCGGCCAAACTAAATGCTTCAAAGTTGCTCTTAGTTGTACCACCATGACTAGCAATGGCATTCATACGCAACTGTGCTGGCAAGCCTTTTAGTTGAGCATCGTCGGCCATTTCAACATAGGGATACCAGATATTGTTTTGCGACATGATGCTGGCCGCTGTCATTGCTGACTCGGCCAGTGCTGGTTCGTCAGCCAAGATCAAACTGACCAACTTGCCGTTACCGGTAGCGGCCAATGCGGCTACAGCACAGCCCATAGCTACATCTGCATCCAATGTGCTACGCAATAGTACTGCATCCAGATTCAATTTTGTGTCTTTGGCATAATCTGGTAAAGCGCCTTTTACTGTTTCAATAAAACTCATTTTATTTTCCTTATCATATATATTGCGTCATCTGAATAATCAGATACATCTAATTCAACCTTTTCAAACCCAAACTTGTTCCAGTAACTTGTAGTCTGATTAACCGAAATAAGGCTCATTGTATCAAATATGTTGTTTAATAACATAAACAATTTTTCAACATTGTGTTGTCCCCTAATCTTTGGTAACAAAACCACATCGTGTATGTAGTAAGTATCAGCACCGTTAATAGTTGTAAGAAACGAATTCAATTTAGGTGGTTTCATTAAAAACCAAGGATGAGTAAATGCGTATCCTTCAACTTGATCTGTTTCAAAAACAAAACATCCTTGCGGATATAATGTTAATTTTTCTTCAAATACTTCCGGTGCCTCAAAAAAATCTGTATGTATTTGGTTAGCAATATTATTAATTCTAGATAAATCTGAGATTAACATATTACGCCACACAATCACTCACCTTTACAAGTTGGGCAATGGTATTGTTTTAACCAACTGAAATATTCATTAAAACTCATAATATCTCCTATTTCCAAAGTACCTGTCCGAAGTTTTCCGGTACAAATCCAAAGTAATCACATTTGTATTTGCTTTGAGGGAACCACCCTAGATGGTGCCACTCGTCTTTTCTTTTCAACATTTCGCGGGCGCCTGCTTCCCAGTCAATGGACAATATCTTTGGTTCATACATCTGTCTAAGTTCTTCAATAGGTTCCCATTGATCACTATCATATTCCCAATGCAATATTTCAATCATTGTACCATCTGCTGATATATATTCTAAACTGATATCTAGACCCCATCGTGGTCTTTGTTGTAATACACGATGGATTCTAGGATCAGTAGCAGACATGCGCCATAGTTGTTCGCTGGCTTCGCCTTCATAAGCTCTACGATAAAGCATAAAACTATGGTTCATAACTACACCTTCTTTAACATTAGGTGTTTGTGCAAACCAATTAGTCTTTTGTGCCAAATCATCTTCGCTGTAAAAACTACCGCCAGCGGCACGAACCAGTTCAACTTCTAACTCAGTAAGGCTAAACCCATTAGGTGCCATAAGATATGTTGGGTCATCGCTAAGTTTTGACTCATCACATGGTACACTATAATAGCCTAGTTTTTCTAATATAGAATTTTGAACTGATAACATTATAGTGTCTCGCCGCCTACTGTACGGTTACAAGCACATAGTTCGCCAGTTTGAAGTGCGTCCAAAATACGCAAAGTTTCTTCTGGGCTACGGCCTACGTCCAAGTTGTTTACAGTAACGTGTTGAATAACATTATCTGGATCAACGATAAATGTTGCGCGAAGTGCGGCACCTGCTGGAGCATAGAATACGCCCAACTGTTCTGCCAAGCTCAACTCGCCACGCTGTGTATCAGCAAATTGGTTGTGCTTGATGTTAATCAAGTCTGGGTGGCTCTTTTGCCATGCTACTTTGCAGAACTCATTGTCTGTTGAACCTGTTAACAATACTGCATCACGATCTTCAAAGTCTTGATTCAACTTATCGTATGCTACGATTTCTGTTGGGCAAACAAACGTAAAGTCCTTTGGATAAAACACGATTACTTTCCACTTGCCTTCGAAACTGGTTTCGTCGATTGTGAAGAAAGCATCTTCTGGTTGTCCTGGCTTAACGCCTGTTACTACGAAATGTTCTAACTTATTACCGATTGTTTTCATTTTGATTCTCCTGTGTGTTAAATGAATTATTTTTGCGATTTACAATTATAGCAGATTACTTCTAAATTGTCTTCTTTATTATTGTACGTGTCTTTATCCTTTTGTGTTACAGTAAGAGGAGCAGGGTTTCCTTGCCACTCTGTAATACCGCACACTTCGCACTTGTGACCACGTGTCTCTATTAGATAATCTTGGATGTATTCTGGAACTTCTTTCCATACATATAGTCCGCATCCTGACTTCCATTCTTCAATGCGTTTTCCTGCAAGTAGAGTTTTCCTATGCTGTTGTTGGCAAAAATTATTACAATACTTGTTTGAATAATTTGCACCTTTAACAGGATTTTCTCTACTACAGTTTAAACATTTAAAAATACTGGCCATTTTGTCCTTATCCTTTAGAGCAATATATAGAGTACTTGTTTAGAGCAATCATATACTTTTACTTATGCTCTAAGTAAAATTATACAACAAAATGTGGCTAAAATCAATCATCTTTGGACGAACTAGTTATTGCCCGCTATATTGGTAAATATTAGAAACACTACAATTTACTTGGAGCAAAGTATGAATGAGATCTTTAAAGTTATAGGCGATTTAGGTATGCCAGTAGCCGCGGCCTTAGCTGGCGGTTATTTTGTATTTTTAACGATCAAATTGCTACTACAAGGCGTTTTAAGCAGTATTAAAGGTATGGCCGGTATTATCACAGCACTGGACAATCGTGTTAAAACTATGAATCACGATGTTATTCGTATTGATGCAGTTGTATCAAATGCGCTGGGATTACATCCCGATGTAGATCGTATTGCACGTGCAGACGGTAAGAATGACGCAAGGAGAGATTAATGATTGATTACAAATATGATACACTAGAAGATGCAGTAATTAAATTACATGACTTAGCTAGAATCATTGAAAGCGAACTGGGTGTTGGCCAATTAAGCCA